TCCATCCTAACCCAAAAGCTGCTAACGACCCAACTACCTTTCTAATAGATAGATTTGCTAGCAACCAGCTTTTTTCTACATGCTTTGCTGCACCTGCAGCTTGAGCCATAGCAGCACCACCTGTCCAGATCGCTCCTACTTTGATCATCGTTTCAAGGATGTTCATAGAAACCTCTTTAGACAGGTGTTAAAAACCTGGACCTACTTCTTGTTCTCCTTTATTTTTTCGCTGCTCTTCCATCACCTGCTCATATGCTATCTGTGTCCACTCTAACAATTCAGACAACTTCATAGTCATCCAATAGCTAACAGGTGAATGATACCTTATCGATAATGCTAACGCTAATCTACGTATGGTATATGCTATACTATATTCCTCTGTTCCCCCTAACCCGTACCTGTCAAAAAACTCTGTATTGTAACTCCCAACCTAACATAATCAGGTGCATACAATTTACCTAAGTCTTCAGGATTGATCCCTGCTGCTCTTCCTGCTATCCACATGTGATAGCGAGTATCAAGATTTAGTACTGGTATAAACTCCTTATGTATCATCCTAAATCCTGCTTCGATTGATGTGAGATCATCTCCTATCATATCATCTAACTTATCAAGATTAATCTCACTAATCTCTGTTCCATTTATCTGTGCAGGTTTATTAAGTTTAAATATCATACATAAAACACTACATTCCTATTGCACTCCTAATAGGAGCACCGTAATCAGTACCTAGTATATTATCAATTAGATTTACCTTATCTTTTTCAAACATAGTTGCGCCATCAAGAGTAGCTTTAATGTACGTAACTCCTACTTCAATTGCTACTACTTCTTTAGTTCCTACCTCTAACTTTCCAAGATTGAAACCTCTAGGAAGAATAGCCATAACAAACTTCCAAGCACCTATCGATAGCTTATGTGGACCCGGGTCATGGTATTGAATACCCGCCCTAGCTTCTATCTTCAAACCATCTTGTCTCATCAATGCTATACCCTCAGGAGTAATAGCATGAAAGTTAAGTGTTAATGTCCAGTCCTGATAATGTGCTTGTACAGGATAGTTAATCTGTCCTCCTAATCCTGCTCCCTTTAACTCATCAGTCATGTTAGCAAGGTTAGGAAGAGTTACATCTGCCATACCTATAAATCTATCACCCTGAAACCAGATACTATAGTTATTGACTTGATTTGGAATCTTCATATTGTTTATTCTTCTTTTGTAATATTACAAATTCCTTTTAGGCTGCAGTACTCAAAGGTACAAACAGATTAGCTAGATAACTAACATCAAATTCAATTAAGAATTCGATCCACTCTGCAGGTGTAGGAAATGCCTCGAAAACATGAAAAGTATAGTGTCCTGCCAATATATCCGTATCCGCATTCTCATTTTGTCTAAATTCTACTCTTGCACCTAAACTAACTCCACTACTAACCAAACTGTTCAACCAGATGTTAACAGAATCAACAATACTCTCAATTAACCTACGGTTACCCGGATCATCTACAAATTGAAATACAGTTAAAACTAATGTATTACCTAACCAATCTGTCATTCTCCGTACAGGTATCCATCGATCTTTAACATCTGAACTACTGGGATAAATAGAATTATTATTTCCCCAACATTTCCAACCACCTATCCAATTAATAGCCGTACAAATACCTTGTCCATTCAACATGTCCGCATAACCCTTGCCAAACAAATAATCTGTAGGAGTAGCTAACGGACCTACAACAGTCCTATTTATCTTAAAGTTCTTATTAGAAGGACTTTCAACAGGTATATCATCATTACTATGATCTGTTAACTCTATTAATGCTCCCTCATGTGTAGACATCCAAAAAGTTTTTTCATCAATTCCTACACGAGGATAACAAACAGGTGCTCTATTACTGACATAATTGTTAGTATTCTTCCATGCATAAGCATCCATAGCTTTCAGTACTGTTACTGAATCGATGTCTGCAATAGCAATACACTTGAAACAATTATTGATGTTTTCCCCTTTGCTAGTCATTACTGCAAATACCTCAGGATCTTGAGCATAACCCGGACACAAAATACAACCAGGAACTATACTCAAATTTGGAAACACGTCTTCTAGTACTTCCAAACCTGTACCTAATCCTGTAACAGAATCTACACCACCTATAATATCCTGCTTAGTAATACCACTAACATCTAAAGGAGTATAAGTAACTTTTAAAGCTTCTGCAGATGTAATCTGTCCTCCAGGTACAGCAGTAATGACTAAACTACCTGTATCAGAGAAAGAAGCTACATAATCTGTTCCTGATACATATGTTATTAAAGCTGCTGTATCTTTAACAATTAATGTACTTAATATAACATTCAAAAAACCTGTATCCACTACTCCATTAACAAGTGTAACGGCTGCTGCTGTTACAACTATACCTGTATCCGTATCCATATCGACTACAGTACTAAGGATAATAGGTCCTGTATTATACAATACAAAGTAAGTGTAGATTATCTCACACAAATTATATGTCTGGAAATCATACGAGAAACCCATTTCTGCTACTGCTTCCTCATATGTATAGTATATCCTTGGTTTATTAGGCGGAGCCACATTATCACCCGCTAAATTAACAGGTGCTTTACCCACTCCTACAGGTATACCACTATCTGCTGTAATTGGCGCAACTATTGAAGTTGGTACATCTCTCCAGGTAACCCCGTGTTTATATGTTGCTGTTGGCATATAGGCTAATTCCTATCTTTAGTTACTCGTCTTTTGTTGTCCTCTCATCATTTTGCGCAGTGTTTGCGCTGACAGAAACTCGATTGATCCTCTCGTCTTAATAGATTCCTTTGCTGCTGCTAACCTTGCAGTAGGTACAAATAAACTAGCTAACATAGGTGTAGTTTGCACCAAACTACGAAGTTGCGGAGGCATCGAACCTTCTCCCTGATATAAAGTATTCTTCTTCAAACCCACCGATATAATAGTAGGCCCTATATACATAAAGTTAGGACTCGATTGCTGCCTCATCTTCATCTTCCTCTTTTCGCAAATCTACATATGGTCCTGAAGGTATAGGATACTGATCATATATTCCTTCTCCTTCTTGTCCTGACATCTTAGTAGCATCATATTGTGTATCCATAACAGGTACAGCAAAAGTAAAATACATTTCTGCAAAGAAATAAGGGAAACTGTTCATACCTCCCTGTCCTACGTATTTCCTATTTAGAAGATATCTGATAGGTAACCTAACAGGAAAACGTTGTCTGATAAAATCGTATTCTCTAACTCTATCTTTTAATCTTTGTACTATATTAATACAATCCTTGTAACCCTGTTGATCTCGATTAGCATCGAAAGTTCCTATCAATGCTTCAACAGTTACAATTTCTACGTTCCATCCACTATCTAAATGTGATCCAGGTAAATCCCTTTGTTCACCTTCTCTAATACTCACAATTATCGAAGGATAGTCAGTAATTTCTCCAGGTATAATTTCACCTGCTTCATTTCTAGGAACAAAACCACTCCTGATTTGAGGAGGCATCATCAAACCAGGAGTTTCCTCGTTACTAGACATGTAAACCATGTCACTTGTCTGTGCTTCAAAAAATTCTACTAGAGCATCTTCTAACTCAAAGATAGTCATGCTCCCCAACCTCCTCCAGTACTAAGCAACCTGTTAATATTATGTTCTAGCCGCTTTTCTGTAGATTCATCTATCTTCTGTTGAGTACTAGTAAATATCTCCATCTTACCAAACATGTAAGGTATACCTATAGTTTCCACCTGAGATATAGGATATCGTGACTGCTGTCTGCGTTCCATTACCTTTCCTGATGGAATCATAAAAGCACCACTAATACCAGGGCCTCTACTAGTAGGCGAAATCACACGTCGATTACCTCGTATAATCATAACACTAATAGATTTAGCGATATACCCTTTCTTAGTTGTTCTACCTCCCTTAACACTAGGACTAAATATACTAACAGGTAACATAGATCCTTTAGCAACCAATGCTCCACCCATTGCAGTCCAACTAGCTTTCTTTATATCTAATCCTCCCTTCAATCCTGCTGCAGTAGCATTATACCTTTCTCTAATTCGCTTAACTGCATATGTCCTACCTGCTAACAATCCCCTATTGATAGCTTCCGATATTGCCTTAGGTGCTCCCTTAGATACTCCCATTAGACGTAGTTCTACTTCCTTAAACCCTTCGGGTCGTACTGTTAACACCATTGGCATTTTGTATACCTCCTTTCCGCGTTTAATAGTTTTGTAACATTACAAATTACCCTATCAGCTTATCTAAATATAACTGGTAAACATGCTCTGTATCTTCTACCATTACAATTCTCCATCCTTTTTTAAATGGAGTAACAGGTGTATAGATAATTTCATCTGCCCTAGGTTGATATGGAAAGTACACTTTCTTAATAAAACATAGTACTTCACCTAAATAGATACCCTGCTGCTGTACTATGACTCTCTTCTTTAATTCTTCTTCGTCCCAAACTACATCAGCAGTAAAAACTATCTCTCCTCCCTCTCCATCCGAAATAGCAAACTCTCTAGTACTACCAAATTCTAATACGTTAGTAAACGTATTATCCATATCAGGTTCAAACTGATCCTGTAGACTCACTTCCTCCTTAATAGCTTCTTTCTAATAATTTTCTTATAAGGTACTTCTTCTTCCTCATTTACTTCCCTAAGATCAGATAATGTTAATTCTTTCATAGGAGAAGGTACTGACTCTTCTCCTTCCTCATCTTCTAACTTAACATCTTCTATTTCTATTACATCAATAGGCATAACCTTATTGATGGAAACCGCACCCTTAACTATATAATCTCGAATGCGTAAGTGAGCGGGAAGTCTACTAATATCCAGAACAGTGCCTCTATTATAGTACTTCCCATCTTCCAAAATCATATTAACTTTTAACGTACACTCCATCTTTACAATCTAATGAAAATGACCACTTGTAATATTATAAGTTAGACCAGTTGGATTAGTCGCAATTAGATCACTATTACTATCAACTGTCAGATCTATAAAGAAAGCAACATTGTTCGAATTAGTTATCCTTAACCCATCAACACTAACAATCCCACCAGAACTACCATCAATTGGTCCACTTCTAATTTTATTAGCATCAGCCAACATACTATATTCGAATATCGTTGCACGAGGATTAATCATTACTGCATGTACTTTTCCATCTATAGTATCGTTGCCGATAACTTCAAAAATGCCATCATGAGAGATAGTATCTCCGGGTATCAATGCTTTTAACTGATCTACTGTCATACTAAGTACAATTTGTAACAACAGGCCAACCTACCCCTATTAATCCCCAATACACTTAACGCGATTGTTCCACAAAACAATCTAAAAACATATTATTCAAAACCCATTCGCGCATTTCGGAGGTCTTTTTTAAAAATTCACGTAACTGCGCTATACTGAATTTCTCTGGACATTCCAAATAAAACTCTAGCCCACAACACGGCAGACCGTATAAAACAGCAACCGTAGTCTCGCCACTATCAGAGTCATTAATGTAGATTCTAGGCATCCGAAACTGACTCTTAGGCAAGTTAATCTCAACATTCTTGCTCTCTCGATCCCAAATTGACTTTCGATACGTCTCTTGTTCTTTCTCAAATTCAGTTAATAACTTCATAATCTTTAAGTACAATTTGTAATAACAGACCAACTAAGCAAATCAATAGGTACAGGTACGGGTCTACTAGTAATAGTTTGCATCCAAAAGTTTTTGTTAACATTACACTCAACTTTCGGAACTCTATCAATAGAGTAATAATGAAAGTCTCCATCTTCCTGCTCTATTTGAATAACAACAGCGTACACTAAACGATTTTTAACATCGCTGCTGCCAATTAGAACACTGCCTTTGGGAACAAAAGAACTAGCTAAAACATTACCCGGAGAAGCAGGGTCAGGTGCGGTATAAGTTCCGTAGTAAATCCAGTTCTCCATATTAGGAGAACTAAAAGCGGGTCCTCTCTGTACTCCTGCAGGTGTAATCTGTGTAGCTCCAGGTAGTCCCGTAAAAGGAACAAACTGAGGAAACACATTTTTCATAGCATTCTGAACATTAGGATTAGCCCACAATGCATTCCATGAATCAGGGGAATAAATAGCTACATTTCCTGAATATCCATTAGCATTTAATGCTCCTTGTGCTGAGGTCAAATCATTAAGAGGAAGTGAAGTAGTATCAGTCCATTTCTTAGCTAATACAGTTGTGTTAGTAAATCCATAGTCGATAGTTACTGCTGTCTTATTCCTGTAACGTATAGGAATTTTACCTGCAAACATACATTGACAGCACATCCATTCTTCTGTACGAGAAATTTCATCATCCATATCCTCCCCATCTTCTGCTACAATCTGTGCAAATCTCTCTTCAGGAGACTTATAATTATAAACAGATTCACCCATCGTTGGTCCTCTTAATTCTCTAGGAGTAATCACCCTAGCAGGTGCGATGATAGGAGCAGGTATAAATGTTTCCTTAAATGGTCGTCTACGTCCAACTACCTGATTTTCAAGAGGCAAAATAAAAGGTGCTAATCCTCTTCCACCCAACTTACTATCAATTCTAACTATCTCCGAATCGATGAACTCCTTTTGTGAAAAAAAAGTATCTCGAATCAAAGCAGGTACAGCATAACGAGTTTTGTAACTCGCTATTAGAGCTATAGTATTAAATGCACCATAGTCTATATTAGTCGTAGGTACCGCCAAAGCTTCAGGTGCAGGTGGTGATTGATCTTGTCCATTAGCCATAATAATTTCTTTCCTTGTTATTATCAGTAAAACACTGATATTTTGTAATGTTACAAATCTCTTTATGGAGAAGTTACAGGAACTTCAACACCTGCAGGAGGTGTTAGCCCAACATAACTGTCATAAGAAGCTTCTAAGGTAATCCCTTTCTGAACTAAAGCAGTTTCAAGGGCGCTACCTGGATTAATAGCTACAGCATTAGCAGCTTCAATTTCTTGTCTCAAGAAACAACCATCTCTATATACCATTGCAGGTACAGGAGTAGTAGCACCTGTATCATCAAAATTATCTGCTAGTATTCCATATACCCCATCAGGTGCACCTGCTGTAACTATAGTTTTAGCCAAAGCTCTAGTAGCAGGATCATACTTCATAATAGTACCTGCTTTTAATGGTCCTGCTCCTAAAGTAACATCTGCATTGAAAGTAGAACCTGCATCCAAATCTTTACCTATAATAGTAAGAGCTGCACCAACATTAGTAATACTTGTATTCAACATAGTTTTAAATTTAGTTCTTAGATCCGTTAGTTGCAGGTGTCCGATTACGTGATGCAGCAATATTCGCAAACGCTGCAGACATCAACCTAGCACCCTTTTGTTGCTTAGTCTCTGCTGCTACTGCTGCTACTTTCTTATTAGGCGCATCATCCGCAGGTACACTACCCGCTTGTGCAGCATCCCTTTTCAGAGCATTCAATTGCGTTTGCTCACCCAACCTTTTGTTAACCACATTAAAAGCTTCCATAGAAATATCACTAGGCTGCTTTCCTTCTGCTTTTGCACGTTCGATGATGGTATCTAACTCAGAATTACCCACACCTTTCATAGCATCTAAAGCAGACAATCTAGTTCTCTCAGCTACCATAGCTTCTTGCCGAATAGAACTATATAGGTCAGGATATTGTGTCCTGATTTCATCTGTTGTCATAGGCTTATCTTCCTTCTCCTTTTCTTTTTTACTATCCTTAAAAGTAATAGTAGTGGTTATCTTAGTTTTTGATTCTTCTTTTGTTTTAGGATATTTAGGAGTATTCCTATACTGATACTTTCCTAAGTTAAAGATTTGACCATTGCTAATAATTCTACCTGCACTAAAACTAGCTATTGCTTTAACTTTTCCACTAACTCTATCCACAAAACCATACTCTAATGCCTCCTCTGCAGTCATCCAAGTTTCGGCATCCATCAAAGATCGAATCTTCTTTTCATCTATCTTGTCTCTAACTTGCTGCCTATAAACACTTACAATAGGATCTGTTATCTTATCTAATGTCTCTGCTGCTGTCCTCAAATCATCT